ATTACGTTGGTAAAGCCACAAACAAAGAGAGAGCTTTTTCAAAAAACTCTAGGAGTGTATCTTGGAAAGAAATAAACAAACAATCGGGTAATTTTAATGTCCAGTTGATTGAGGTTGATAGTGCAGAACTTGCTTCTGAATTAGAACAGCTTATTCTTGATGAGGTCTCATATCTAGTTAACAAAAAGAAAACTTCAGACGAGAGGTTAGACTATAACAAAATCAATTGGGCATCTTTTGTAAGATACGATGAAAAATCCCCTACGTTTCTTACTTATTTGTCTGATTCAAACTGTCGAAATCCAAAATACAAAAGAAAAGCAGGAGAGCCAGCAGGAAACACTCGAAAAGTGGATGGCAAACCTTGTGCAACTAAGCTTGGTTACAAAGGCCACAATTATAACGTACACCGAATAATTTGGGTTTTGTTTTATGGCAACATAGATAAAAATTTTGTTGTAAACCATGTGGACTGTGATCCTTCAAATAACTCGATACAAAACCTTGAACTTGTAACAACTCAGGAAAACTGTAGGAAAAACAGTTCTTTTGTTCACAACAAGCCAGCAAAAAGTTCGGTTACAAATGAGCCATATATTCATTTAAATCTTTTAAGTGATTCAGTGGGCACATACCGATTTAAGTTCTTATGCAAGAAAAGAAACATAAGAAAGACAAAATCTTTTAAGTTTAATAATAAAGTAGAAATGGGTGTGGCTTTCAACAAAGCGGTTACTTTTAAGAAAGATTATTTTAAAAACCTTGTAGATTTTAACGATAGATTGGGTACTGGTGAAAAACACATAAGGCTTAAAAAAGACATACACGGTGTTATGAGGTATTGTGTAGTTTGGTTTGAGAACAAAAAAGAGAAATGCAAAACTTTTGCCTACAGATCTGAAGAAGAACAGACAGTTGCATTTAACAAGGCAATCGAGTTTAGAAATTTTATTTATAAGGAACTTTAACATGCCCCCTTTTATGCCCGGTGTCAGTGGAAACCCTAACGGAAGAATCCCAAAGAAAGAAAAAGAAACTCCCCGCCAGATTAGAAACAAAGAGATTATGATGTTGTTGCGTAAACTCAAACCTCTGCAAGCCAAGGCTATTAAGACAGCAGGTGATATTCTCAATTCTGAACAAGCAACTGAATCCGGTAAACTCCGTGCATCTGCTTTGCTTATTCAAACTTACAAAGATTTGGTGAAGGAAGTTTACTCTGATACTAAAGTTGGTGATACCGAAGATGACGAAGCACCAGAGGTAGAGGATTCTAAAGCCCCTGTATTCAGTTTAAAGATGTTGGATTCAGATAAAACCGAATAATAATCCAAGGGGAGTTAAATGAGTAATATTATTTTTAGCCCTGTAAGTAAAGAACAGGAGGCGTTTTTAAATTCAACCTCCTTCTTCACACTCTACGGAGGTAGTGCGGGTTCTGGAAAGTCAGCAGCTATCTTAGGTAGTATACTACCGATCTGCCACCATAGGGGCACACGGGCACTTATCATACGTAAAACTACAAAACAGTTATCCGGCTCGGGATCTTTATTTGATGCAGCGATTCAATTGTTTAGTAGAGTGGATCCAAAAATTAAAATTAAAACCAGAGATTTGACCATTATTTTTAGCTCTGGTGCTCAAGTTCAGTTTACATACCTTGATAAGCCTTCTGACAGGTTAAATTTACAAGGTAAAGAGTATTCTCTCATAGCTTTTGATGAATGTCAACAACTCAGTGAAGACAACGTACTGTACGCTTTATCAAGGTTGCGATCAACACTGGTTGACTACCCTTTAAGGGCAATCGCATCTTGTAACCCAGATTATGATTCTTTTTTACGCAGTTACGTAGAGTTTTGTTTGGATGAAAGAGGTATACCTAAGATACGTGAAGACGGTAAATATCCTGAGAGATATTTTTACCGAACACCTACTGGAGTTATTTGGTATAACACACTTGAAGAAGCTCAAGCTGCTCATGGTTCTGGTCAAAACTCCGGTATTAAAAGTTTTAAGTTCATACCTGCAACTGCCTACACTAACACAGTATTGTTGAAAACAAACCCAGAGTATATATCTACACTTAAAGCTTTGCCACGAGTTGAAATGGAACGTTTGTTACTTGGTTCTTGGTATGCCCGAGAAACTGCAAGCGGTTACTTTAAACGTGAATGGGTGACAATGGTAGATTACCCAGATATATCAACAACCAAGCGTTGTCGTGCTTGGGACTTGGCATTTACTAAACCATCTGAAGCATACCCAGATGTTGATGCAACTGCAGGTGTGTTGGTATCGAAGAACAAATCTGCTTATCTCACCGTAGAAAACGTTGTTACAATGCGTGACAGAGTTCATGAAGTTGAACGTTTAGTATTTGAAACAGCATACAATGATGGTAGAGAAACAACTATTCTCTTACCTCTAGATCCCGGTGCCACTGGTGGTGCTTATTGTAGAGATTTAGCTCGTAGGTTAGGTGAAAAGGGCTACTACGTAAAATTAATTAGACCTGAAAAATCAAAACGTCTTCGTTTTTTACCTTTTGCATCTATGGCTGAAGCCAGAGCAGTGCATGTGGTTCGTGCAGATTGGAATGATTCTTTTTTCTCTGAGCTTGAGACGATGGATTTTACAAACAAAACACACGATGACATGGCTGACGCATGTTCTGATGCCACATATTATCTAAACAGATCAATCGAGTTACCCAACTTTCAAATACCTACAGTGCCAAGCGGGTTAAACTTCGACTTCTCTTACAAAATATAAGAACAAAATAATCCACAAGGAGATTTTCAATGGCTGAATCAAAGCCCCGTAAAAGTAAAGTTAATAAGGCTTCGGTCACAGAGGATGTTTCCAGATTCCGTTTGGGTGAACTAGGCTATTCAGGTTTAAAAATTACTTCTGGTGTTGCTCAAGAAGAAATTAAAAAAGAATTAAACTTTCCAAATAGCATTATCACTTATAAACAGATGTCCTATCACTCCGTGATTGCTGCAGCACTAGCTCTATATGAGATTATGTGCAGTAAGGTCGAATGGAAAGTTGTAGAACCTTTGAATGCTACTGAAGAAGAAAAGCGTAGAACAGAAATAATTAAAGAATGCATGCATGACATGGAACATTCTTGGTTAGAGTTCATGCAGGAAGTTGTAAGTGCAAAAACCTATGGTTTTGCTGTGCATGAAAAAGTTTATCGCAGACGTTTGAAAGCCAACGGGTCTAAGTACGATGATGGTTTAATTGGTTGGAAGAAGTTAGCTCCAAGATCTCAAGATACAATTGATAAATTCTTGTTCGATAAAGATGGTCGTGAATTAATTGGTGTTAAACAAAACCTTAGTCTCGTTCAAGACGGTTATGCACGGTTTTCTACACTGACAAACGGTAAAGAAATCACTATCCCACGTACAAAATTCATGCTGTTTCGCACAGGTAAACATCGCGGTAATCCGTTTGGACGTTCTGCATTGCGTGATTGTTATTTTAGCTGGAAGTTTCTAACTCAAATCGAAGAGATTGAAGCGTCTGGTGTAGCTCGTGATTTACAGGGTATGCCTATTTTACGTATTCCCGCATCTTACATGACTTCTGATGCAACTGAGCAACAAAAGCAAATTTTTGCTTACTATCAGAATGCGATGCGCAATATTCAGAACAATCAGCAAGCCAGTGTGATCTTACCATCGGAAGTTGATCCAGATACAAAAACACCGCTGTTTGAACTAGATTTGTTGGGTACAGAAGGTAAGAAAAACTTTAATACTGAATCCATTATTAACTACCACAAAAATAATATTCTGACAGCTTTGTTTGCAGATATTTTGATCATGGGTCAGAATACTACGGGTAGTTATGCATTAGGTAATTTGAAGGCTAACTTGATGGGTGTTGCTGTTGAAGCTTTCTTACGTGAAGTTCAGGAAGTAATTAATAACGATTTGATTCGTCAGACTTACGAATTAAACGGTTGGGATACAACCAGAACTTGTAGAGTAATCTATGATGATTTCCAAGAAGAAAACCTTGAAGAATTCAGTAAGCTGATTCAACGTGTTGCTTCTGTTGGTTTGATTGAGCGTGATCGTGCAGTATTAAACAAGATCCGGGATGCAATCGGTGTAGAACAGTATCCAGCAGATATGCCAGTTCAGGATGAATTGTTGACAGGCAATACTTCAAGGTCTGGTGATGGTATGGCTACAGCAGGCGAGGGTACATCCAATAGCCCATCTGGTGAGGACACCTCTTCTAACAACTTGGAAAACGCAGCGTAAGGGTAGGTTATGTCGGATTTATATGCACAAACAGAAGTAGTATCGGACTCAGATCAAATTGCCATTCGTGACGGTAGGATGTTCAGGGCTTACTTTAAATTCACCGTAGCACCTTTAGCTACAAAACAAATTCTAATTAGAACAGCAACTGACAATCTGACAGTATTTCATGGACGATTTGTAGATGCAGTAGGTGCGAATTGCGAATTCACCGTTTATTCGCCACCAACTTTTAGTGCTCAAGGGACTGAAAACTTTAAAAAGTTTAATATGAACTCATTAAGTCCAAAAACAACCACAGCAAGATTTTGGGAAAATCCTACTATCATTACAAAAGGTAATGAAGTTGATGCAATGATTTTGTCTGGTGGTAATCAAGCTCATGTTACTTCAGGGTCTAGAGATATAATGGAATTTGAGAGAATCTTTTCTATGGGTCTTTATTTTCTTTCTGAATTTACAAATACAGATAACACAAACTCAGTATCTGTAGTTTATAAGTTAGTATGGGAAGAAGTTAATCCCGGTTAATTAATTTCTACTATTACCTATTGACTTCGCATAGTTTACATGATATAATTATTACATACAATGAATAAAGGTTCAATTATGGACAATACAACAAAGCTTGTAAAACGTCCTTCTCATGTTCCCTCAAAACAAATCGTAATTAAATCCAAAGATACAAAACTAAAGCAAGCTACGTTTGTTGTTCTTCAACCTGACGTAGTTGATGCTCATGGTGACGTTTACGATGAAAACGAGATTAGGAAAGCAAAAGAGTCTTTCAATAAAGCTTGTATGAGAGCAAATCTATTCCACATGATGGAAACAGATACTTTTGAATTTATTGAAAGTTACATTACTCCAGCAGATATGGTGGTAAATGATGAGTTTGTTTCCAAGGGTTCTTGGTTATGTACCATTCAAGCCCATGACGACAAAGTTTGGGATGCAATTGAGAGTGGTCAAATTAACGGTGTGAGCATTGGTTGCTCTGCTACAGTAGAGTACTTGGAGGAATAATATGAGTGGAAAAACTCAATCAACAAAACGCAAAGCAAAACGAAAGTTGTCAGACTTCGATTTTACTGGTGAGAATTCACATATTGCCTTAGTTGGCCCGGAAGTCGGTGGCCCTGCAAACGAAAGAACAACTTTGGTTATGAAGGCAAATAAATTTACTGATGAAGAAATTGTAAAGATGCAGCAAATCCGAGTAACTATGGAGTTGCCTGAGTTCTTACAAAAGTTCTTCCATATGTACTACGAAGACAGCTACATCCTAGCAAAACTTCTGGGTTATGAACAGCCTGAAGAGCAAGACGAAGTAGATAGTTACGAAGACTACATTGAAAGAAAACTGGAATCTTTCGAAGTTATTAAATCTCTGCACGAAGCTGAAGATATCACTTCTGTGCTGTCTGGTCTAGATGCAAACGCATACATCGGTTTGTTGAAGGATCAAGAACAACTTGAGAAAGCATTTAAAGAATCATCTGAAGCTGGTAATCCAGCCGAGGAAAAAAGCTCAACCGAAGTTAACGCTGAAGTTGGTGCTGACGTTGAAGCAGAGGCAATTGCCAAAGCTGAAAATCCTGCTCCTAAACTTGTTTTGTACAAGCGCAAGAGTGACGGAGGTTGGGAACCAACCGAAACAAAAGCTGTACTTAAAAAGAGTGCAGCGGGTGAAAACAAAGTTAACTCAGAGGAAAAAATGACTGAAAAAGTTAATGAATCAACTGTTGCTGAGTTCGAAGTAGAAGTGGTAGAGAAATCTGCTGTAGAAGCTATCGAAAAAGCAGCTAAACAAGAAAAAGAAACTCTCGAAAAAGCTTTAGCTACTCAAAAAGAAGAGTTGCAAAAAGCCCTAGAGTTGGTTCAAAAGTTTGAACAAGAGAAAAAAGAAGCAGTTACAAAAGCTCGTTTCCAGCAAGTTAAAGATGCTGTTAAAGATGAAGCTAAAGCCGAAGTTTTGTTCAAAGCTGTGAATCTGCTGGAAGACGCTGCTGAGTTTGAAGCAGTAGTTAAATCCCTAAAAGATATGACTGATCTCGCTGAAAAAGGTGAAATGTTTATTGAAAAGGGTGTGAGTGTAGAAGGTGAAGGTACAGAGGTAAAACAAGAATCCGCTGTTGCCAAAATTCTGAAAAGTCAAAATAAATAATTTTTAAAAGGAATACAAAATGACTGTTTTTGCAACAGAAGCTCGACGTTTGTCGAACGTAGTTAAGAAAGAACTGTGGCCCGAGACTGCTTACTGCCGTTTGGTTGTAACTGTAAATGAAACCACAGCTAAACAGTATGTACCCGGAACTGTATTGGGTAAAGTTACTGCAAATGGTAAGTATAAAATTGCTGTTCAAACTGCAAGTGATGGTTCACAAGTAGCTGACGCTATTGTAATGGGTGAAGTTTCAATTGCTGCAAACACCGATACTAAGGTTTTGGTTCTTATTAAAGGGCCAGCAGAAGTATCTAAGGGTGGTCTGGTATTGGATGCAAGTTATGACACTGCACCAGAGTTGGCTGCTGTTTACGCTGCTTTGGAAGCCAAAGGTATTAACGTATTGGATGCAGTTTAATACTGAAACCAAACAGATATAACATATAAAAGGATTAAATAAAAATGGCACAAGTACGTAGCTTTGAAAAACCATTTGAGCTAGTGGACTATACAGAAGAACTCATGCTGATTCCTAATCAGTGGGGTCTGGTTAACGAACTGGGTATCTTCCGTAACGAGTCTATTTCTCAACACTCAATCACTATTGAAAAAACTGACGGTACCCTTGGTTTGATCACCGATCAACCCCGTGGTGCTCGTAACAACGTAAACAAAGACGATACCCGTCAACTGTTGTCTTTCGCTGTACCTCACTTCCCATTGGATGATGCTATTAAGCCTGAAGACATCCAAGGTAAACGTGCTTATGGTCAGCCTGACGCTGCCGAAACCGAAGCTGCTGTTATTGCACGTAAGTTGGCACGTATTCGTCAGAACCACGCTGTAACTATGGAAGCTGCCCGTTGCTTCGCAATTACCAACGGTGCTATCTATGCCCCTAACGGTAGTGTTGTTGGCAACTACTATACCTCTTTTGGTGTGACCCGTAAAGACGTAGCTTTTGCTTTGAACGTAGGTACTACTGATGTTATCGCTAAAGGCGAAGAAGTTATCGCCCACATTCAAGACAACATTCTGTCAGGTGAATCTGTAAGTTCTGTTACTGCATTGTGTTCCGAGCAATTCTTCTCCGCTCTGATTGCACAAGCTGGTGTTAAAGAAGCCTATAAGTACTACACCTCAACTCAAGAGCCTCTCCGTGCTCGTTTGGGTTCTGGTCTGTACCGCAGGTTTGTACACGGTGGTATCGAGTACATCGAATACCGTGGTTCTTACAATGGTCAACGTCTAATTCCTGCTGGTGAAGCTTACTTCATGCCAATGGGTACAAGCGATATGTTTATCTCTTACTTCTCACCTGCTAACAAGTTTAGCCACGTGAACACCTTGGGTGAACAGGCTTACGCTTTCACCTACCGTGATCCTAAAGATGAGCAGATTGAGATTCAAACTGAACACAACGCAATCCACTTGATTCGTCGCCCACAAGCGATTGTCCGTGCGACTGCTGCTTAATTTATAAGCTATTCGGGAACCTTCGGGTTCCCTTATATTTAAGTACACTACACCTAAGATGCATTCGTGCGGGTAACAGTAAGATAGTGTATTTAAATATAAGTCGAATAATTTAATAAGGAATAATAATGGCATTTACACCTATAGATCAAGTTCGCCTCGAAATTGGGGATAATGACCCAGTAATGCCTAATTTAACTGACGAAGAAATTCAGTATTTCTTAGATAAGAATGAAGGATCTGTTCGTAAAGCCTCATTAGATGCTGCTAAAACAATCCTGTTTAAAATTGCTTCTTTTGCTAACGAAGTAGTAGATGTACTAGAGTACAGAGGTTCAGATTACTTTAGGCAATACAAAGAAGCTCTTATGCTATACATTAAAAACCCAGAGTACGGGGCTGTATCAAAAGCAATGGGATATTTCGGTGGTATTTCTATATCCGATATTCATGCAAATATTTCAAACCCAGATAACAATTACGTTAGTGCAGAGAAATCTATACCTGTTGGTTTTGATGCAATAAATTTAAACAATACCTCCCCTTTCACAGAAGACAACATATCAAGGTCTAACAGTCCTTTTAACATTTAAGGGGTAATCATGCCAAGACCCATAATACTAACATCAAAAAGGCTGATTCAGAGAAACGGTAAAGATGTTAACTACACCAAAGAAACAATCGGTGAATATGATCCAGAATTGTCAACTGTTGTAGGTTCAACCTCTGTTAACACTACAGTAAGGGTTTATAAGACAGATGTCACATACAAAGAATCTCAATCTCCAAATTTAATTGGTAAGGAATCTTGTGTGTTTTTGCTGGCAGGTTACGGTCTAACATTCACCCCTGAAATATCTGACAAAATATCTGATGGTACTGTTTACGAAGTGTTGATGCTTTCTAAAGTAGAAGTTAATGATACCGTTGCTTTGTGGAGATTAGTTTGTGTGAGGTCATAAATGATTAAAATTGACTTTAAGAAACTAAATTCAGATTTAATAAAGTATCGTAAAAAACTTAATGAAGCAGTTAGAGAAGTAATAGCAGACTATACATACGATTTTGTATATACACTCGCTAACGCTACCCCAGTTGGTAACACTGCACCCTACCCTGAAGGTTGGTTACATTTGTACCAAATAAGGAATAAATATCAGGGTTTAAAAATACAAGAAGGTTACGCAATGGGTAACTGGAGAATAACATTCAGGCCCAGTGAAACTGCAGTATCAAGGTATGAAACTAACCCTTCTCTTATAGCAACTACAGCATTTGAACGCATAGCTGATGAATACACCTTCGGTCAACCGATATATATCGTCAACAATGCACCGTACATTAAAAAACTAGATGACGGTCAATCTTCTCAAGCAGAGGCTGGATATATTGACGCTATTGTTCAACAGTATAGAAACTTTGGTAAATATTCTTCAAGGTTCAATGCCCTGATGGCAGGAGTTTAAATGGAATTATTAAATATCCGTAAGGCGTTTGAGAAATCGTTAAAAGAACTAAACTCAGATATTGATACAGCGTATGAGAATGTAAAGTACGAACCAAGATCTAACGTACCTTACCAGAGGTTGCAACTTGCTCCGAATCAAGTACAAAATCCAACAATCGGAGACAATTACTACAGAGAAGAGGGTGAGTTTCAAGTTTTTCTATGTTATCCAACACACATAGGCACATCTGATGTACTAACAAAAGCCCATTTAATAAGGGATTCGTACTACAGAGGTTTAACGTTGGTAGAGGGTGGCACTGAGATAATAATTTCAGAAACACCTAGAATTGACGGAGCTATTATAACTAATGAACGTTATATTGTTCCAGTAATTATCAAATACTTTGCCAGTGTGCTGAAAGCATGAAGGTAAGTTTAACTTAAATTTGCAAATTTAATAAGGAAATAAAAGATGGCAAATATTGCTGAAGGTATCCGCAAGGCGATATACTACAAAAAGGAACTTGCTTTTGGTGAACTACCAACAGCGACTGGTGCAAAAACACTGCGCCGTGTAACAGGTAATTTTAACCTCTCTAAAGAAACATATCAATCTGAAGAAATTCGTACCGATTACCAAATGGCTGATTTCCGTCACGGGGTTCGTTCAGTTGAAGGTTCTTTGAATGGTGAGCTTTCTCCTAAGTCTTACTCTGATTTTTTTGCTGCTGCTTTAGGTCGTAATTTTACAGCAGGTGTTTCTGTTACTGGTATTACAATCGATATCTCCGAATCTGGTGCTAATTATGTAATTACTCGTTCGACAGGTTCGTTTTTAACTGACGGTATTAAAGTCGGTGACGTTGTTCGTTTGACTGGTTCTAACTTAGATTCAGCTAACGTAAATAAAAATCTTTTGGTTATTGCTGTAACAGCTTTGGATTTGACAGTGATTGTAATGAACAAATCACTATTGGTTGAACAAATCGATGTATTGCTAAGTAATGTGACTGTGTTTGGTGCTAAAACTTTTGCTCCTTTGACTGGTCATACTTCTGACTCTTTTACTTTTGAAGAGTGGTATAACGATATCACCCAATCTGAGGTATTTACTGGTAATAAAGTAAACACCATTGGGATTTCACTACCTGCAACTGGTCTGACTACTGTTGATTTTGGTTTCATGGGTCAAGATTTGAAACAATCAGGTACAACTCAGTATTTCACATCTCCAACACCCCAAGGTAACGATGGTATTTTTGCCGCTGTTAATGGTGCTTTGTTGGTTGGTGGTTCTGTTGTAGGTTTGGTTACTGGTCTTACTATTAATGTGAACCGTAACCTCTCTATGGAACCCGTAGTTGGTTCTAACTTCCACCCAGAGATTTTCGATGGTCGTATCTTGGTTGATGGTGAATTTACAGCTTTCTTCACTGGCGGTAGTTTCCGCGATTTGTTTAACAATGAAACAGAAACTTCTCTGGTAGTTGCTTTGACAACTTCTAACCTGAAAGATGCTGACTTTATGAGCATTACTTTGCCACGTATCAAAGTAAACTCCGATACCAAAGATGACGGTGAAAAAGGTATTGTATCTACACACAGTTTCCAAGCTCTGTTGAATTTCAACGGTGGTGCTGGTACTGCAAGTGAAGCAACTACAATCTCTATTCAAGACTCTGCTGTAACTGTATAATAATACACCCTGAATAAACCCCGCTGGTTAACTCCGGTGGGGTTTTTTGTTATGTACCTATTGACTTCGTGATTAACGCATGATATAATAAACAATAAGCTGAAAAATTAAACAGCTAATACCCCTGAAAACCATCAAATGTTTTTGGGGGTTTTT